ATCATTATTCCTTGATACATGCAATCGCCAAATATGATGTATGGAGTAAGAGTACCTAGAATGATATTAGAAATAATGTTTGCATACTTCTCCTCCATTCTACACATGATAAGCCAGTTTCTGAACATAAAAATGATGGGCCAAATTCTCATATGTATATCCCACTTCTTAACATCATCAGCCACAATCTTGGTCTTTGTGTACCCTGCTGCTTGCATATGCAAGTCTCTCCAATCCATGCCAAAAGGATTGATCCCTATTGCCAAATCTGATTTTCCTGTCAGCATAATTTTCCTCATCACGGGACCTACATATTTCTTCAACGTACACATATTGGGTTTGGTCATATTATTATAAATACGCGGGACGTATTGTTTTTCCTGAGTTTTGAGTTCCATTTTAAGGGCCCCCACTCCTATCGATGGCAAAGGTAGGTCGTGTTGCAAATATTCCTCATGTCTCTCGACCATTTTCCTAACTTTGTCCGAATATCTACGATTACCATCTTCTCCAGGAAACATATCATGCAAATCTTCACCCTCAAATCCTGGACCCGGAGATGTTGTCAAATCCATTGGTCCCATCTCTGGAAAGATGGTGCCATTGACGACCTCGTGTTCTGTTAAAGGTTGATAATCACCAAAATCTACAGGGCCTAAACCCTTAAAGTCTTCCATCTTAATATAGTTGGTGGAATAATCAACATCTCTTGATTCCATCGAATATTGCTTAATAGCATTGACGAATGGAACATGTACTGTACCCTCACTGTCTATGGTCTTCTTAATTTTAACCGGAACTTTAGTGGGCTTATCAAGCTTGAGACCTGTAGGTTGATAGGGATCTGAAACACTTCCATAACTTACGCGAGGAGTGCCATCATCCTTGCGTAAATTTCCTATAAACTTCAAACCTGGGATAATAACTTCCTTGTCTCGAGTCAAACGAACTCCATCTGCTAGCAGACTCTGTACCTCCATCGGCTCTTGAACGCTCACTTCAAAATC